CTGAAAGATAAGACGTTAGGGGAAGTTATACAGTCTGAATTTAATCAGAGTTATATGATAGAGATGTTCCTTGTGAACGTAGAAGGTTTTGGTGCAGGTGCAGAGTTTGTAAGTAAGTTTGGTTTAAGAATAACTGATGAGATAACCTTTGTTGTATCAAGAAGAAGATGGGAACAGTCTGCTAATCCTGCATTGAGTCTTGCTGTAGATGGTAGACCTAATGAGGGAGACTTAATATATTTTCCATTGACAGAAGATCTCTATGAAGTTAAGTATGTAGAAAGAGAAAATCCTTTTTTCCAGTTAGGTAAACAGTATTTTTATCAACTCACTGCTGAGATATATGAGCAAGGTGCTGATAAGTTTGATACAGGTATTGATGAGATAGATGATGTTGAAAGACAGTTTAGTAATATCACAACACTTAATGTTGGATTAACCACTAGAGAAACCGCAACTGGAACATTACAAGTAGATTCTAGCGGTGCTATATCACAGGCAACTGTAACACTTGCTGGTACAGGATATAACACTCCACCAAATGTTACTATTGGTAATGCAGGTAATGGATCTGGAGGAATTATTACAACATCCATTATGGATGGTGGTGTTGTAACCCTTACTATTGTTAATGGTGGTAGTGGATATGATCCAACTAATCTAAATCCTCCAACGATTACTATAGACGCACCACCAGAAGCAATTCAATTCCTCAATGATGAGCATGTTGTTATTGGTGGATTTACTGCACAAGGTGCAGGAAGAACATGGACTTCATCTAATAAAGTTATTACAGTTACTGGTAGTGGTGGTTTTGATCCTGTGTTTGCTACTACTACACAGAAAAAATATTTCTATTGGAAGTTTGAAGATAAACGTATTTGCTATGTTTATCAATATAATGGAACAACTGCTACGACTACACCTGGTTACTTCTATTATGATTCTGCCAATGTAAGATATATTATTAATGCGTGGGAAGAGACTACTACAAGTGGTGGACAAGCAATTCTATATGATCTGATGAGTGCTACCATTGCTGAGGTTGCTGACTGGAATGGCGTGACATATACACTTGAAGTTATGAATCGCACAGGTAACTTTATTGATGGTGATATGATTAGAGGGGTTGAATCTAACGCCATATATACATTAGGGACATTCTCTACAATTGATAATCAAAGCACTGAATATGATCAGAACCAAGCGATTGAGCAAGGTGCAGATGATTTAATTGATTGGGGAGAAACAAACCCATTTGGTGAATTTGGTAATTATACAGGTAGCTTCTGATGTTAGGAACACAATTTTATAATCAAGCAGTTAGAAAAACTGTTGTCTCATTTGGTACTCTTTTCAATAACATTGAACTTAAAAAAATAGTTGATGGTCAAGTTATTGAGACAGAGAAAGTTCCTCTTGCCTACGGTCCTAAACAAAAATTCTTGTATAGACTACAAGGTAACCCTACTGATGGTAGAAAAGTAGCAATTACTTTACCACGAATTTATTTTGAAATGACTGGTATTGACTATGATCCTGCGAGAAAAACACCTGCCACACAGAAGTATAAGACTGTTATTAATGATAACGGTAATGAAGTAAGAACTCAGTATGTACCTGTACCATACAATATTTCATTTGAAGTTGGTATTCTTTGTAAGTCTCAAGATGATGGGTTACAAATATTAGAACAGATACTTCCTTTCTTTCAACCCTCATTTAGTATGAGTTTAAAGTTCATTCCTGATATGGATGAAGTTAGAGATGTTGCTGTTGTATTGAATAGTGTAGACTTTGATGATGATTGGGAAGATGACTTTAGTACAAGACGTAGTATAACCTACACAATGCAGTTTACTGCTAAGTCTTACATCTACGGTCCTTACACCAAGGCAGATGTTATTCGTAAGTCTCGTATTATTGAAACTATTGGTGATACCAATGTCAATAAGAGACACGTTGAACTATCTTACACACCCAAAGCAAAAACAGACATCAACCAAGATGGTCAAGTTACTGCTGCTGATGACGCATTAGTAACTGCTGATGATGACTTTGGATTTAATGAAGGGATGTCATTCTTATGAAAAGTTTAGAAGAAAACATGGAAGATATATTAGATATTGATGTATCTAAAGAACCAGAAAAGAAGAAGCAACTATCAAATGATGTCGCAGAAGATAGGGAAAAAGACTATGAGTATACAAGAGCAGAACTCTATAGACTTATAGATCAGGGTCAGGAAGCGGTACAAGGAGCGTTAGAGGTTGCACAGGAGTCAGGGCATCCAAGAGCATATGAAGTCGCTACAAACGCCATGAAACAGGTAGCAGACATGACTGACAAACTTATGGATCTCCAAAAGAAGGTCAAAGATCTAGATGAGGAGAAGAAAGGTCCTAAGAATGTTACAAACAATGCTATGTTTGTAGGTTCTACATCAGAACTACAGAAGATGCTCAAGCAAATGAATGGAGGTAAACGCTAATGGCATATCAAAGAAACGATAAAGATTGTAATGCTGTTAGTCCTCAACCAGGTAGCAGCACTGTAAATCATTTCTCAGGTACAGAGGGATGGGCTACTAGAACATTTAAAAATTGGAATGCAGATTATCAAGCAAGGAAAACTGATAACTCAACAAGAACACCTGCTGCATTTCAAGCAAGACTATCTAATAATAATACAAGAACACCAGCAGCATATCAAAGAAGAAATTCTGCTAACAATACGGTATCTGCATAATGGCTATTGCTGATGGAGATCAAGATCCATATCCTAAAGAAGAAGGAGATTGGTTTTGTCAGTACTCAATGAGAATTGAGGAAGTTCGCATGCTTTATAATATTGTTTGTAGTCATATAGAAATGTTTCCTGGTCCTCAGATTAGACCAGCAGAAGAATTAGAATACTTGAAATACCTTAGAAACAGGTTGTTTGCGATGATGTCTGATTATAACTATACAGAAATGAAGTCTTACGAAGTTGACGAACCCTGACATTTCTGCTAGAGTATTGGCATGTGTAATTTTCTTCGTTATAATTATACTGTAACACTATGAACATTATGAGATTAAACGAGGGAGACGTAGCTCGTGCTATAACTGCTTGTAAGTTATACAGAGATCAAACAAGTTCTGAACATTTGTGGGATGAGTATACTCATCTTATAGAAAAATTAGAACAACTATGTGAACAAGGTTACTGCAACATTACAAAATGAGACTAGAAGAAAAACTTACTCTAAGACGTAGAGTGTTATCAATTCTTTTAAAAGAATTTGGTAAAGAAGGGGACAATCACAGAATTTATTCTTGTGCAGATAGTTGGTGTACTAGTCAAGTAACTACTAACGGAGTCGTTTCTTACTACAAGGCATACTACGGGGGAGGATAACCTATGGTAGAACTAATAAAGAGTTTTCCAGTTAGTGATATAGGAGGTCAAATGATGGAGGAAAAGATACGTAAAGTAGCTTACACAAAACAAGAAGTGAACATCATGATTGACCGTGCTGTAAAGGTAGCAGTAGAAGAAGCAAGAAGAATAGATGCTGAGTCAATGAGAAAGCATAATAGAGACGCAACGGTTATCTCTATGATTCTTGGGTTCACTGCTCTTGCATTATTTGTAGATGGTTTACTTCGTTTACTTGGTATCATTCCACCATTTATGCAGATTGATATAGATGTTCTTGATAAGATTGTTGACAGAGTAGAGAGTGATGTTATAGATAGAGTAAGGCAAGTTCCTATACAAAAGATATTGCAATCAGGTTTTAGGTGAATGGTAATAATTTTTGTAGTTTGTTGGGTGATAACTTTAATATACGCAATCCGTTTAATGTTAAGTTTATACTCTTCTCCATCAAACTACGGAATAGTTGAAGGTAAAAAAGTTATCAGAAGAATACCTCATCCAGAAATGATGGAGGTAAAACCTGGTGACGAATTGATGGTAGTTAAATTTGGTGATGAAGAACCTAAAGATGAACTACATGAAGAATTAAAAAATAGAATTGAAGAGTTAGAAGATGATGATGAAGATGATGATGGTGAGGGGGATGTTGTCATATCAAGACGGTAATTGCGTTTAAAATATAACTAAGTTATAATTAGTGGTATAACGTGGAGTTGAAAGATCATGTCCCACTATACAGTAGGCTATCACGACCTACAAAATAATCATTATGAAATATGTGAATATGCAGTTAGTGCATACGAAGCAATAGAACACAGTAAAGAGGATGTCCCGTATCTGCACGAGCATCCTTCTTTTATTGACTATTGTAGGAGCGAGGTAGTTCAAAATATAATACGTCTCATGGAATCTGGCATTCCGATGGGTCGTTAAATAATACTAATACTAACAATCAGTTTATGTTATCAACACAATATCGCCTTCGGTTAGAAGGTATATGCAAGGACATTGCATCAGGAACAGAAGTCAGTATGACTGATATGATTTGGGCACAGAAACTTGCGAAAGCAAATACAAGTGCAAGAGGAATGTTAAGTAAAGCAAGAAGATTAGCAACAGATGAGGATGGATCTTGTTTAAAATTTCTAGACATAGGAGATCCAAAAACAGACAAGAGAGGATTTAATGGTGCAGATGACATAGCTGATTGGTTTAGAAACGATAACAAATCTGATGATTGGCGACAACGTGACTGAATATGAAAAGAGAGCACTAAACCCATGTTGGCAGCACAAACAAAAATGTGTTTGCATGTTTACACTAGACTCTCATAATACATCTTATTTTTACAGAAAAGAAGATGGAACATACTATTGGCAGCATTGTCGTAAAAATGCAGATGATGACATCTTTGTAGATGCTGATGGTATACAGTTAGAATTGTTAGGGGATCCAATTCTATCTAAAGATTTTATTATGAAATCTATCTACTCAGTATAAATACCTATAGACGCAATAGTAACATGAAGAATTTACCAATCAAATCTTCTTGTATAATATTTGGAGGAGTAGGGATAGCATTATGGTTATCTCAATACGCTTGGGTTAAAACTATTATCGTATGAAAAAATTTAATACATGGGTCTTGGATACTACAATCTATATCCTTGACTTCCTCTACAGAGGTAGAGACTTTCAGAGATTCTGGGTTCTAGAAGTTATTGCTAGAGCACCATACTTTTCATTTATTAGTGTCTTACATTTCCGTGAGTCACTAGGACTTAGAGGAGAGGATCATACATATCTAATGAAAGAACATTTCTATCAGGCTTTAAATGAAACGGAACATTTGGAAGAGATGGAACTTAGAGAAGGAAATAAGTATTGGATTGATCGGTTCTTTGCCAAACATCTTGTTCTACTTTATTATTGGATCATGGTTGTTTACTATCTTGCTGATCCTCTTAACGCTTATGATATCAACATGAAGATAGAAAAGCATGCATATGAAACATACATTAAATATCTTTCATATCATCCAGAAGACAAGAAGATTGCAGAGATTGCTGAAGATGAACTTGAACATGCTAGAGAATTACAACACGCAATGCTAATGATAACATGAAAATTGAATTTGAAAAAACATTTGGAGAGGGTGTAGATCCTTGGTATGCAAAGGCAGAAAGATGGATTAAGAAAAAATTTAGGAATCCATTTCTTCAGCATCTTGCACTAGGATTTTTAGAGTGGTTAAGACAAAAATGGATTGATGTCAAAATTGCAAACACCATGAGAGACATTGATGCACAAGCAGAAGATATTAAAAAAATTTGGGAAGAAGAAGATAAACCCAAGACAAAAATAACCACTACTCCATCAGAAGTCAAAGGATTAGATAATATGGAGATAAAATATGACGGTGGTTCATAGTGTAAATATAATGATTGCTATACTTCTTGTAGCAGTATCTTTTGTAATATATGCCATACTAACTTACGATGACTAAAATTTATGCAACTTGTATTATTGGAGCAGTAGCATGGTGTGCTGCTGCACAAGCATGTAGTCCACGATTAGATGGAGGACCTACATATTGTCCACCTCCTGATAGTGG